GTATACGATATGCTTACGAATTGTGCCCGGATCATATTAGAGCAGGTTGTACTAGTTACAATAAAGGTTCTTTAGAATTTGAAAATGGTTCTCGTATTGTAAGCCAAACCACAACAGAAACAACTGGGCGGGGTATGTCCATTTCGCTTCTGTACTGTGATGAATTTGCATTCGTAAGGCCCACAATCGCAACCGAATTCTGGACTTCTATTTCTCCTACACTATCAACTGGTGGTCGAGCAATTATTACAAGTACTCCTAACAGTGACGAAGACCAGTTTGCGCTAATCTGGAAAGGTGCTAACAAACGAGTTGACGAGTTTGGTAACGAAACAGAGCTAGGCATCAACGGATTCCGTGGCTACCAAGCTAACTGGTGGGAACATCCGGACCGTGACGAGCAATGGAAGCAAGATGAAATGGGTCGAATCGGCGAAGAACGTTTCCGTCGTGAACACGGCTGCGAATTCTTGATCTATGACGAAACTCTAATCAATAGCATTACGTTATTGGAACTAGACGGTATAGACCCAATTGAAAAGCAAGGACAAGTTCGCTGGTATAAAAAACCCACTAAAGGGCACCAATATGTTGTGGGACTAGATCCAAGTCTTGGCACTGGTGGTGATGCCGCAGCCATTCAAATTTTTGAGTTACCAACACTAATGCAAGTAGGCGAGTGGCAGCATAACAAAACACCGGTGCAACGACAAATTGCTATCCTAAAAGAAATCTGCGATTATCTATACGAAATTGTAGGTTCAGACACAGACATTTACTATAGTGTAGAAAACAACACACTAGGTGAAGCGGCGCTAATATCTATTGCAGAAATTGGCGAAGAAAACATTCATGGGACCTTCTTAACAGAGCCCAAGAAAGTTGGTAACGTTCGCACATATCGCAGAGGCTTTACAACTACTAACAAGAGTAAACTAGCAGTTTGCGCTAAGTTTAAGAGCCTAGTAGAAACCAAGCGCCTACATATTGCAAGCAAGAACTTGCTGTCTGAATTAAAGAACTTTGTAGCGTCCGGCAACAGCTATGCTGCCAAAGTTGGCGAAACCGACGACTTAGTAATGGCAGCTATGCTAGTGGTACGTATGGTGCAAATGTTACAGAGCTTTGACCCAGAATTAGATAATCATTTACGAGACAGCTTAGATGACTTTATTGAACCAATGCCTTTTATTATGGTGAGTTAATGCAACTAATTCCAGTAGATGATACTAATCGAATATTCCATGTCACTGACATATTCCCACAAGAACTAGTAGATCGCCTGCTAGCTCTTGATTGGAATAACATGAACTGGGACGTACAAAACGCACAAGAAATGTGGGCACGTAGAAGTCTTAACAGAGACGAATACCCTGTACTTAGAGAAGCTAGCGATTACATAGCAAAGCTACAGCCTGTGCTAGCAGCACAGCTAGGACTTGTATTTGACTGGGACACCAACATTGGAAACACCAATTGGTGGGTAGATCAACCGGGCTTTTGGGTGCCTATGCACACAGATGGCGAGCTACCAATGAGCTTACAGTTATTTTGGGTAGGGCAACCAAATGCCGCGACTAGCTTTCACAACTTTGGACAAGAACACAACTATAGGGCCAAATTTGAATTTAAGCCAAACACCGGATACTTGATGCTAAATGGCCCTAATCCTGATGGGTCACAGCCATTAAATTGGCATGCCATGCTAAACAAAGTACCAGAAGGTACATTTAGGGTCACAAGCTATACTGTGTTTCCTAAATATTCACATAAATAAGAATATGAGAGAAATAGATAAAATTGCAGATAATTTGTTTGAGAAAATCCGTAGCCGATTTGATAGTGTAAATTTGGGCGATGAAAACGCCAAGTCCACACAAGATCCAGAAAAGGCACGTTTCTTTAACTTTGACTATGACATTGACGGTGAGTCAATGGGTAACGTCACTATCAGTTTAATTGACGAAAAAGCACTTAAAGTCTATTTCGGTACAGACATTATTGATAACATTAAGGAAGCCGGTCTAGACAAAGATCGTTGGTATGATTTCCTACGTAGCCTACGTATGTTTGCCAAGCGCAACATGTTAAACTTTGACACACGAGATATTACTAAGAGCAACTTACAGCTCAAAGACATTAAACAACAAAGCAAAGCAGACTCCACAATCTCTAAAGATGAGATTCAGATGACTGAAAGTCGTAAGTACGGCACAAGCCGTCACAGCTTTGAAGACGTGGGCAATTGCCGTCTGCGTATTGTACACAGCGAAAGCATTGATGAAACCCAGCGTGGCGCACGTACACGTAAGGTAGAAGCAGTATTTGTGGAAACTCCACGTGGCGATCGTTTCCGCATGAACCACAACAGTTTACCAGCAGCCGCCGCAGTTGCCATGCACCTAAGTAACGGTGGCGAACACAACGACGAAATTTGCGAAGCAATTGATGGAATGGTTGCAGAGATGGCTAGCATGAGCCACTTTGTACGTGCAGTTAAGCGCCGTCAATTTGAAGATGCAGAAACAGATCAAATGGCACAAGCAGCCATTGGCAGATATTACGAGCTGAAGAACCAACTGAAGCGTCTAAGAAGCCCACGCCACTACCTAGACTTTGTGGAAAGCTATATGCCCGAAGCCGCAGTAGAAGACGAATACGATGTTGACGCATTGCGTGAGCGTTTTGTTAAGAAGATGTATGATGAGCGTTTTGATGCGGCCTTGCCGTATGTATATCGAGCACACAGAAAACAAGAAGAGTCTATGAATACTTCAATGGCTGAAGAATTCGAAAACTGGGCAGACTCGGTTGTGGAAGGAACATGGGCTGTCCCAGATAAAGAAGGCGATGTAGAAAAGCTACGCGAACTACTAAGCAAGCCTTTGTTAGTTGGACAAGATGGCATGGATGCAACCAGCGCCTTATACAACATCATTGGCGACGACCAACTGTTTGACAACATTAGTGAACTAGCTGATATTAAAGGGCCAGAGTACGATTGCCGCGAAGATGTTATCAATTGGTTGCAAGACCATTTCCCTGCATTAGCACAAGAAATGGAACAAGCAATGGCTTCTGCCGAAACTCCCGAAAACCCAGCAATGGGCACAGAGCCAGTGCTAGGAACACCGCAACCAGCTGAGCAGGCAGCGGCAGCAACGCAAAGCCCAGCTGCCCCACAAGCAGGAGCAGTACCGCCTGCACCAGAAGAAGAACAGCAACCAGCTGCACAACCGGTTATGCAAAGTGCGGACCCGTTAGACTTCATTAGATCACTAGCAGGCCTACGAAAGTAACCGAGGACTAGTTTAACCAAAAGGGCACATTTTTTGTGCCTTTTCTTTTGACTTGTCATAAATACTTACGTACAATGCAGTGAGTGCATTATACATCTTAAGGCACATTTATTAAGGCACATTTTTAAGGAGAACTATTATGGCCATGACTTTAGCTGAAATTCGCGCAAAACTACAATCTCAAGACAACCGCAAAAGCGGCAATTCCCAAGGTGGTGGCGACAATGCCATTTATGCACACTGGAACATCCCAGAAGGCACCACAGCTCGTGTAAGATTCCTCCCCGACGCAAACGACAAGAACTCATTTTTCTGGGTTGAACGTCTAATGATCAAACTGCCATTTGCTGGTATTAAAGGTCAAGCAGACAGCAAGCCTGTTGTTGTCCAAGTTCCTTGCGTCGAAATGTACGGCGCAGCCTGCCCTGTTTTGGCAGAAGTACGTACATGGTTTAAAGACCCTAACCTAGAAGAAATGGGCCGTAAATACTGGAAGAAGAAGTCTTACTTGTTCCAAGGTTTTGTACGTGATAATCCTATTGGTGATGACAAGACTCCGGAGAATCCAATCCGTCGTTTCGTTATTAGCCCACAGATCTTTAACTTGATCAAGAACGCATTGATGGATCCAGAAATGGAAAACTTGCCAACAGACTATGCGGCAGGTTTGGACTTCTCTATTAAGAAGACTTCCAAAGGTGGTTACGCTGACTACAGCACTTCTAGCTGGTCACGTAAAGAGTCTGCACTAACAGCACAAGAAGCTGAAGCAATCGAAACACACGGTCTTCACAACTTGAGCGACTTCTTGCCTAAGCAACCAGGCGATGTTGAGTTGAAGGTTATCAAAGAGATGTTTGAAGCATCTGTTGATGGACAACCATACGATCCAGAAAAGTGGGCAAACTACTACAAGCCATATGGCTTACAAGCCGGTTCTGGTAGCACAGGTGACGAAGTTGCCGCGCCAGCAGTTAAGGCATCTGCTCCTGTAGCAACTCCTGCTCCTAAAGCAGCCGCTGAATCTGCTCCTTGGGAAGAAGATGCCGCAGAAGCCGCAGAAGCTCCGGTAGTTTCTAAGCCAGCGTCTAGCCAAAAGGCTGAAGACATCCTGGCAATGATTCGTAACCGTAAAACACAATAAAGTGTGAAGTAAGGGTAGGGGCAACTCTACCCTTATTCTCTATATGCTTTCGTATCTCGACCCACTACTTTTTCCTGATGAATGCGACATTCTCGAAGTGTCGCCTAATCGATTTGTGTATCCAATTTTTAAAAACGGAAGCAGTTCTCTATACGAATCTGGGTTTAGGAAATTAAGTCCCAGCGAAGTACAAGAAATCAAAACAGTTGAAGTTATCGTACGTGATCCGTTTGATAGATTTGTGTCCGGTGTACATAGCTATATCGAGTATTTAGATCCGTCCCTTGATCAAAAAACAGCTTTGCATTTTATTGATCAGTACATATTTTTAAATAGGCACTTTGTTACGCAGTTTCATTGGTTAGTTAATCTGCAGAGATTTACAAAAGCTGAAATTAAAATCAGCCCAATGTCTGAGTTAGTAAACATCACAGACCTAAAGTTTAACATAAAGCCCAAATACAACAACATACGTGAGCAGCTGGAACAAAATAACAAAATACATTTTTATCTACAATTAGACAAAGTTCTAACTGAAGATCTACTTGGCGCAACCGCGGATTTTCAAACTATAGTACGTACCTTGAAATTCAAATATCCCGCGGTGTACCAAGAAATTATTGAAAGATCAATCACATTATGCAATGTGCTCGTTTAAAACATTTTGCGAGATTAAACTATGACGGAACTATTAGTAGATGCGGTCATATGGTTGCGGCTCCTGCGTTTGCGACTTATGAGGAAATGGCGAACAGCGAATGGCAAAAGAGTTGCGAGGTTAGTATGGCTAACGATGTATTTCCCACGGAATGTAGCCGATGCGAAAGAACTGAACAATTATCTCAATCAAGCATTAGGATTTTTTCTAACAACGAATATATCTCGCTATCGCAAGAGAAAGCTGATTACCTTGTTATCGGAGGAGTTCTTGACAACATCTGCCAGAGTGCTTGTCAATCATGCGGCCCAGAGCACAGCACGAAGATTGGTAGTCTTCACTCAAAAGACTATTACACCACAAACAATGCAGAAAAGTTCTGGCAACTACCAGTAGATCGAATCGTTAAGTTAGATATCAATGGAGGCGAACCCACAGTGAGCCCTGCGTATCAACATCTACTAGAAAATTTGCCCACTAATGTTAAGCACGTTCGTGTAAACACAAATGGCATTAGACCATTGCCTAACATTATAAAATTAATTGAACGTGGCATTAAGCTTACTATTACAGTTAGCTTTGATGGAATTGGGCGAGTACACGAATATGTGCGCTGGCCTAGCAATTGGGAACACTACGAAGCTACACTACGCTTTTATCAATCTCTTGGCGACTCAATTGACTTAAATACCTGGACAACGGTACATGCACTCAACGTAGGCGATCTAAAGAATATTATCAACTACACAACAGAGCACAAGATCAAACACTCATGGGCATTTTTAGAAAACCCAGATGTACTAAATGTTAAGTATAGTAATCACTTTACAAGAACAGCAGACGTTCCAGAAGAACTAAAAGCATACGTGGGGTCTGAGAGAGACAATACGGTTGAACTGCAACTGTGGACATACAAACAAGATCAGTTACGTAACATCAAGTTGTGGGATTATTACAAATGAAAATTGCAATCACCGGCGGCACAGCAGGAATCGGACAAGCACTAGGCGACTTGTACGAACGGCACGGCCATGAAGTATTGCGATTAAGTAGACGTACAGGACATAACATACGTATACTGCCTAGACTAGCAGATGCTATTGAACCTTGCGATGTTTTTGTAAACAATGCACAAGTGGGTTTTGCACAAACAGAATTGTTGTTTGAAATGAGCCGTCGTTGGGCTAACACAGGCAAAAGAATTATATCAATTGGTTCTATGCTTACCATGGAGCCAACTTGTACAATGCCGGGTATGAGCGAATACTATGTGCAAAAGCTAGCTCTAGATGCCGCAGTTCGAGAATTAAGGGCACAGCGTCTTGGCATACAGTTTACATTAGTCCGCCCCGGCAACATTGCCACGAGCCCAGACAAGACAGTACCGCCAGCACAAGACTTAACTGAGTGGAGCGAATATTTGTACAGCATATTAGAACGCCCAGGCCAAATCTCTGTTCCGGAGATTAATATAGGATGACACCTAAAGATATTATTACTAATAGATTGTTCTGTCCTATGCCCTGGACTGGGCTTATGTACAACTTCGATGGTACAGTTAAAAATTGTATCCGTAGCGCAGAAACTATAGGCAATATACGGGAAGAAGCAATCGAAGACATTGTCGTAGGTGACACCAACTACAATAGACAGTGGCTAATAAGTGATCGTACGGGCACAAGCAATTGCACACCTTGCTACAAACTAGAAGAAGGCAAGCGTGGGTTTGATATTATCAGTGATCGCATCTTTTACATTCGCGAACTAAAGAAAGTTCCGCTAGAAACATATCAACCTGGTAACTTTGACTTGCGTACTATTGATGTACGTTGGACTAACTTGTGCAACTTTGGTTGTGTGTACTGCGGCCCTGAGTTCAGTAGTAAGTGGGCAAGCGAGCTTGGTGTAGTAACAGAAACACCGACACCACAACAGCGCGAAGCATTTAAGCAGTATATCTTTGAACACGCAAATCAGCTAGAACACGTATACCTAGCAGGTGGTGAACCACTGCTAATGAAAGAGAACTTAGAACTACTGGATCTACTGCGCCCGGAAACTAATCTACGCATTAACACCAATCTAAGCAAAGTGGATACACGAGTGTTTGAACGTATCTGTGAGTTTAAGAACGTGCATTGGATCGTGAGTGTAGAAACCATTGAAGAAGAATTTGAATACATTAGATACGGTGGGCGCTGGCAGGACTTCTTGGACAACCTAAACATCATACGCAACTTAGGACACAAGATATCGTTTAACATGCTACACTTCATGTTGAACCACCAAAGCTTGTTTGGGTGTGTAGACTATCTAAGCAGTATGGGATTCCATAATAACAGTTTTGTTATCGGTCCGTTACTCCAGCCTGAATACCTAAACATTAGACAATTGCCCGATCGTATGCTAAACTCTGTAAAGATGACTTTGGAGAAACGCATCAACGACAGGCCCGGTTTTTTACTTGAAGACGGCTATAGAAATATGTTAAAATACATTCAAGAGCCGTTCAGTAAAGACTTCGCCGAGTCCCTGCGACAACTAGAACAGTTGGACTTGAGAAGAAACTTAAACAGTCGCAACATTTTTAAAGATTTATACAAGGAAAATTATCATGGCAACTAAACCATTTGACGTTAGCAAATTTCGTAAAACACTTACCAAAAGCATTGAAGGACTTTCTGTGGGATTCAACGACCCTACCGACTGGATCTCAACAAACAACTACGCTCTTAACTATCTTATCTCGGGGGATTTTAGACGAGGTATTCCTATGGGAAAGGTCACTGTTTTTGCTGGAGAATCTGGTGCAGGGAAGTCATTTATCTGTTCAGGGAATCTTGTTAAGAATGCCCAAGAGCAAGGCATTTACCCTATTCTCATCGATACTGAAAACGCATTGGACGAGGCGTGGTTACACGCCCTCGGGGTTGATACACTTAATATGGCGATGATCGATGACGTTGCTAAAATGATTAGTGAATTTGTAAAAGAATACAAAACGCTACCAGAAGATTCGCGTCCTAAAGTGTTGTTCGTGCTAGACTCACTGGGTATGCTATTAACGCCAACGGACGTTAACCAGTTCACTGCTGGTGACTTGAAAGGGGATATGGGACGTAAGCCAAAGGCCCTGACTGCGTTGGTGCGTAACTGCGTAAACATGTTTGGTGACTTGAACATTGGCTTGGTGGCCACAAACCACACCTACGCAAGTCAAGACATGTTTGATCCGGACGATAAGATCTCCGGCGGTCAAGGCTTTATCTACGCGAGTTCTATTGTTGTAGCTATGCGTAAGCTAAAGCTTAAAGAAGACGAAGAAGGCAACAAAGTTTCGGAAGTTAAAGGTATTCGTGCCGCATGTAAGATCATGAAGACACGTTATGCCAAGCCCTTTGAATCTGTGCAAGTTAAAATTCCGTATGAAACAGGCATGAACCCGTACTCGGGCCTAGTTGACTTAATTGAAGGCAAAGAACTTCTTAAGAAGGAAGGCAACAGTTTGATATATACAACTGCTGAAGGCGAAGTTATCAAGAAGTTCCGCAAAGGTTGGGAACGTAACGATGACGGATGTTTGGACACAGTGATGGCAGACATTACTGCTAACCCACACAAGTTTGACAAATCTGCCACAGTACAACCAACGGAAGAGGAAACAGCAGAATGAGCGTTGAAGTAGATGTTCTAAGCGAAGCATACACGATCTTAAAACAGTATATTCCTGTTAAAGATCAACAGGAAGCCGCAGATAACTTAATGAGCGTAATGGTCGATTATCTTAACGATGTTGACCTAGCTGAGTTTGGTGGCACTGATGCTAAACTTAAAAAAGCAATGAAGGAATTTGTTGCCGAAGAAGAAGACATTGACGATAACTACGATTACGAAGACTAATGTGGTATAATCGTGTAGTCGCCGACTTAGGTGCAATCCCGGAGTTTATCAACTACTATGAAAATGAGTTAGTTGAAGCCAAGTACGACTGCGGAGTTAAGGGCAATTTGGAACGTAATGTAGCTTCATTGCCTGGTATCACAGAGCATCGTTTTAATCAGCTACAAGAGATTGAAGCGGTGCTCAATTACCTTAACATACAGTTACGTAAGATTCGCCGTAAGCATTTCCAAAAGTACTTGGAAGCATATCAACGTGCGCTAACATCACGTGATGCTGAAAAGTATGTTGACGGCGAAGATGAAGTAATTGACTTTGAAACAATCATCAACGAAGTTGCGCTAGTACGCAACAAATGGCTAGGCTTAATGAAGGGCCTAGAAAGTAAGAATTTTATGTTAGGACACGTAGCGAGATTGCGAACAGCAGGCATGGAGGATGTAACTCTATGAGCTTCGCTAATCCCTACCTTAGCCATGAACACAGCCAAGACATACTTGGTTTGTTATATGGTTACGACAGTTTTCTAGATAGCTTAGAAGTTATTTGTGATATGGGCAGCGGAAGCGGCCTTGACGCACAATGGTGGGCTACACTAGAAACCCGAGACGACCCGCCAGAACCGCGTAATTACAGAGTATATGCTGTGGATCGAAACCACAACCGAGTAGAACCTGATGT